TTGGGTTTACGGCTCTGATTATTTCTTATGCCCTTAAATTCAGTCCTGAAAACGAGCGTCTTCGGGTTATAGGAACGGAGATTGGCTTTGGAAAAGGGAGGGAAGTGCCCCTGGGAGTTGTTAGGGGATTTCTTTCCTGTTTCCTTAGTGGACGTATTGATGTGATGGTTGATGATGGGACACATATAACGCCGCTGGATCATAAAACGATGAATTCATTTCGGAGTGATCCAGCGGGGAAGTATGAAGTGGATGAGGGACCAACGGGGTATATTTACGCTGTTGGAAAGATTCTCCCCTCCCTTGTTCCCCCGGAGATGATTCTGAAGAGAAAATGTGATAGGATTCTTATGAATTTTATCTCAAAAGCTCCGACAGCAAATCCCGAGGATAGGTTCCGGCGGCTTCCAATCTATAAGACAACTGAGCAGCTTTCTTCTTATCAAGAGAGAATGCTCTTAACTGGGGAGGATATATTCCGTTCCCTCCTCGCATATGTGCAAACTGGACACGCGCAGAGGAATACAGGGATGTGTAATTCCTGGTTCATGCGAGATTGTCCGTATTTACCTATTCATAGGCAGGGTTCAAAGAGGGATGAGCTTCTTATCATTGACTCGATGTACTCTGCGAAACCAATCTGGGATACAGAGATGGTTGGGAAGGAATCTTGATGCCGAATAAAACACGTCCCCTTGTTAATGGGGATTGGATTGGTTCATGCAACGAAACATTGGTAAATAAATGCCAATGTAAGCGCCCAGCTTCTTGGGTTGTTCTTAACGAGGATGGCTCAGATTCGTCATTCCAGATGTGTAATAGGTGTAAAGTTCTCTCGGATATGGGAGTTACAAATGCTCCCATTCTTCCGATTGCAAATACCGGAACTGTTCAAATGCAAGTTCCATTCGTGAATCCACAAACCCCTGAAGAAGTAGAAGCTGATCTTGCAGTTTTGAATGGAGAGATTAAGAATGGCGATAGCGCCGCAAATACCCCCAGCGCAGCAGCAGCAAGTAGTAGCGTTACAGGAACAACTCCGAGCAGCGCCACAACCTCCAGCTAATGAATACGGAGATATGTTCAAGGGAATGCGAGGAATTCCAACAGCAGACATTAAGCAAGAGGAATTCCTCCGAATCGCTATACTTGGCCTCCCTAAAACAGGCAAGAGTTGGTTTGCTGCAACAGCACCAAAACCTATCGCATACTACGATTTTGATAGGCGGGCTGCTAGCCTCGCTGGCAAACCGGGAGTCTTCATCACCAGTCTCTATGACGCCAATCAGGAAAAACCAACCGCAATGACTACACTGGAGAGTGAACTCTCCATGTGGCAGATGAAGAAGCTAAAAGGGCAACCAATTCCTGCTACGTTTGTCTTTGATTCCGTTACATATATGAAAGAGTATATGGAGAACGAGATCATGAAGCAGGATTCCTCGCTGGCGCGTATTGTTAAGGTAGGACCAGCGAGAAAGGTTTTCATCGGGAAGAACTACGATCTTATCAATGCTGTAGAGCGGTATATCAAATACTGGATCTCAGAGTTCTCCTCCCTTGGAAATATCATCTTCGTTTTCCACGAGAGGAATGAGAAAGACCAGCTTCGTTCTACGAAAGATGAGACGAAATTCACTGGGAAAGTTACCGTTGATCCCCAGTATCTTGCAAAAGTTCTTTCGCTCTTTAATGAGGTTTTTCGGATTGAAATTGGTCCGAAGAATGTCTACACCGTAACCTGCAAACCGGATGAGGAGATTCTAGCCTCGACGACACTTCTGCTTAATGCTACGGAGCCGCCGGATTTAATGGCTATGCTCGCTAAGCATAAAGCAGAGAAGGCGAAGCTAGGGCTGAAGTAGTTTAACCTTTTAACTGAAGAAAGGGAGAATTGAAAATGGATATCACTGCTATTACTGGGATGCTTTCAAGGGAGTACACCAAGAAAGCTGAGCTGACTCAAGCTCTTAATGCAATCGATCAAGAAGTTAAACGGCTAGAGGAAAAAAGCCGAGAGTACAACAATGAGCTGGATTTTAATGAAGTTCAGATTGGACTCCTGGAGACTCTGATTAAGAGGCCGGACGGGGTAAAGATCGAAGCTGTTAAAAAGCCCTCTTCCGTCGTTTCTTTTCATTGCTCTTGTCCTGATTGCAATCCTCAGAAAGCACAAGAGCCGATTACTACTGCGGCTGGGCCGGCTCCTACTAAAGCGGCTCCGGTAAAGAAGCCTGTAAAGCGCAGCAAGAAGTAATCTCCTCTGAACAGCTCCCAAACCTTAACGCACTACGAACCATTCTTCGAGAGATGAAGAGAGAAAGAATCGAGAGTACACTACTATGGCATTTGATATGGGTTTCAGCCGCGCCTCCCTTACCTCCCCAATTGCACAAACTGGCCTCTATGAGCTTCAGGTTAATGGATTCCGCCCGAAGCTGACGAAGAAGGGAGATGGGGTTAATTATAACGTCGAGACGACGATCGTAAACAACCCTGGATTCACCGCGAACGGTGCTCCTCTTGAGGGGATTAAGGTCTTCCATCCGCTTTCCACGAAGTTCAGCATTGCGATTTGGGATTTCGTTCATGCGTGCGGGCTGGAGATGGAGGAGGTTCTGATCCCTGGAGATGCGCAAACGGATCAGCATTCGACGCTTGTTCTCCCTGGAGTTTGGGAGGGGGCAGCGGCGAATCCTGAAGATCCTTCGCAGTGGGGAGAGTATAAGGGACCGCTGCTTAATGTAATCTTCAAGGCGGATGTAATCGAGTCGAGCTTTAACGGGAAGCCGAAGAATGAGATTCGGGCATTCCTCTGCGCGCTCGACGGATGTGCTGAGAAGTATCCTGACGTCCGTCATTCCAATAACTTGTGTAAATAAGGAGGAGTTATTCAATGTACCCAATCCCAGAAGACGTAAATGCAACTCAGAGGGCTAGACTTAGAGCGAAGCTACTCTCGAACTATGAGTTGTCCAGTAAAGGCTGCTGGCTATGGCCTTGGATGAAAGGCAGGTATCCTACAACTAGGGTAGGTAAGCATTCTGGGATTGGAGTACACAGGCTAAGCCTTTTTATTTTCCGGCCAGATCAGTACTCACCCTTGAAAGAGGTATTACATAGTTGTGACACACCAAGATGTTACAACCCAGATCACCTGTTCTCTGGAACTCAATCTGATAACATCAAAGATGCAGTAAGTAAAGGCCGGCATTACGGTGCCGCTAAGACTCATTGTGCTAAAGGGCATGAGTATACGCCGGAAAACACATACATTGTTGCTAAGACTGGTAAGCGGCAATGTATGACATGCAGAAGAATTAGAAATTTGGTATCTAATGCGTTTAAGAAGTTCCTCTGATAAGTAGATTCGGCCCTGCGTATCAGTTTTATGGAGTCCCTTGAGAGAGGGACTCCTCTTTTTTCCCGCCTCCCGGCGATGCCGAGGGGAGGAAAAGGAGAGTTCTTATGTGTATCTTGTGCGTCGAGGAATCAATCCTCGCGGTTGGGGTTTTAAAGGTTCTATGGTCTTATCTAGCGGATAGGATTTCTTGGAGGAAAGATGCCCTACATAACCCCTCGCGGGAATCCTAAGTGTCCTATCTATGTTATAGCTGAATCTCCCCTCTCTACAGATACCGCGAAAGGGTATATGTTCAGTGGGGGGATGGGGTATGTTTTTGATAAGATGTTAAGGGATGCTGGAATCTCGGATGTATATGTTACCAGCCGGCGGCCTAACACGGATGAAAAACACGCCTTTGCGATATTAGAGAATGAGCTTAACCACTACAAACCCCCTCTGGTCTTGTGCTTGGATGAAGCTGCGCAAGCATTCATTCCTGAGTGCCGGCCATTCAAGGGGGCAAAGTCGTATAAGACTCAACTCTCTAAATACGTAGGGTCGCTATTAAAAGCTCCCTCTCTTAACTATCCACACTACGCGATTCCTCTTTACGGCCCAGGCTTAGCCTGCCAGAATTGGACTGAGCGTAATATCACAACGTACTTCGATATGCAGAAGATTCGAGTGGAGCTTGAGTTCTGGAGGAAGAATGGTTCTCTTCAGCCTCTGCCTTATAGGGATATGAAGTACCATGAGATGCCTCTGGATGAATTACTCTCTTATCTAACTCGCTTCGAGAGTGCGAAGCTGCTATCAAATGATATTGAGACCTGCTATCCGAAGAGAGATTCTGATTTCTTTCCACACCCAGGGTATCCTCTGACGCTTGGACTCGCAGATTCATCGACATTTGGGATCAGCTTTAATCTATTCCGGCCTTCGATGATGGAGACAAAGATTCTTTGGAGGAAACTTGAGCCACTTCTATACGAAATTCCTCAACTTGGGCAGAACTTCTTCAACTTCGATGCTAAGTTTTTGTCTTCCTTGGGGTTTAGGATTGATCTTCGTAAGGTCAAAGATACTATGCTCCGGCATCACGTTCTATGGCCGGAACTTCCGCATAAGTTGCAGTTCCTTACTCGGCAGTATACCCGTGAGCAATACTACAAGGACGAAGGGCATAACTGGAACCTCAAGAATATGTCCAAGCTCCGACGTTACAACTGCCTTGATGTATGCTGCACGTATGAGATTTATGAACAGCAGGAAGAGGAATTCAAAGCGAGGCCACAATTAGCATGAACAAGCAAGCAATCAAAGATTCCCTCTCTTATCTAGAAGGCTACATCTCTCAATGTCTCTCTTTCCCCATCTTTAACCTCCCGCCTATTTCAACTTGTATCTTAGAGATACAGAAGCATCTTGCTCTTATCAGAAAGGCGGTGGAGGATGGACCGGATAAATAACTCCTACCTCCACGCCCTCCAAGCTATCTACTGTGAGATAGGGGATCGGGGAATTCGCGTAGACCATCCCCGAATAAAAAGAGCAAAGCTCAAAGTTCGCTCTCTTATTGAACAGCAACTTCTTATCCCCTCTGCTCAATGGGGGATGAAAGTATTCATCGGTAAAGATTCCGTTGATAAGAAGGAGCTTAACTGTGTTAATCTAAATGCGACCAGCGGTGATAGATCGCTGCTCAAAACTATGCAAGATCTAGGTTACCACGTCCCTAAGATCACGAAAAAAGACGCCGAGGGAAACTATGACCAAGCCTATTCAACCGGGGAACTTGCTCTCCAGAAGATGCTCGTTGAGAATCAGTTTAAACATTCCGGTGGTGATCCTGCCATACGCGCTATTCTCAAGGTACGAGAGCTTGGAAAGATTATGTCGCAGTATCTCAACGCCAGATTTCTTCTTCGCTCTGGAGCGTCCGAAGAGGAGGAAGATTATTATTTTCTCTCTTCGTATAACGTTGGCGGAACAGTCACGAGCAGGCGTTCCTCTCGTAAACATACCTTTGGGTTCGGGGGTAATGCTCAGAATCTGCCGTCTCACTCAGAGATCTCAAGCGAGTTCCTCGAATGCCTCATCCCCAGGGAAGGAAACATATTCCTCTCTGTTGACCAGTGTCAAGCAGAAGATTGGCCCGTTAGTGCCCTTGCAGGGAATGTCAGCGCTCTTAAAGAACTCACCGCTGGGGAAGATAGGCACTCGAAGCTAGCATCTCTTATCTTTGGGACTCATGTTCCTGCGAAGGATGATTCTGATTGGGATAAGAAGAAGCATTCCTTTATGCGGTATATGGGAAAGAAGACAAGGCACTCGTTTAATTATGACGAGAGCGCAGGGATGATGAGTCAGGCGTTGGCACAGGAAGGGAAGAGTATTCCTGTTGCTACGTGTCAACATTTCCTTGATATCACGGACAGGGCTGATCCTTCTGTGAGGGGAGTTTTTCATAAATATGTAAAAGATGAACTCGCTCGAACTAGGATGCTTCGTACCCCCTTTGGGATGGAGAGATACTTCCTTTCCCTCCGTCCTAACTCAGATAACTCCAAGGCATTCAAGGAGGCTTATGCTTACATTCCCCAACATACTGTGGGCTGCCTTACTGGTTTTGCTCTTTTTGAAATGGAGACGTTCTATCCTAAGGAGGAGAGATTCATTGTCCAAGAAGGACATGATAGTATCGTGCAAGATATACCAAATAACATCCCAACAATCATGCGACAGCTTGATAGAATCAAGAAAGCCTTTGATCGGAAGATCAGATTCCATAACGGAATCTCAGTCACAATCCCACTTGAAGCAAAAGTAGGGGATGAT